GAGTCCTACAAGGAGTGCATTGTAGTACAAGCGATCGAGGGTCGGATCTTTAATGTCGCAGTCGTAGACCGAGACAGTAATGTCATAGTATGCAAGACCAACGTACGGACGCAGTTTTTGAATTTTGTTCCCAATACCTGCTTCACCCAGGTCCTCAGTCATGTCGTCGTCGTAGTGCGCAGTGAGCGTAATATCGCCTATTTCCGAAGGGGCACACAATACGGTCGGACGTGATTTGCCACCTTCGTAGATTTTTTCTACTGAAGCGGTTATTTCTCCACCTGAAACTTGCGCAAACTTAAAAACACCCCACTTCGGAAGGTTGGTTTGTATATTGCCCTGTTGTTTTGAATTGCTGGAAAAAGTGCTCGGTTCCATATTGGCGAGTACTTGTCTTTGTGCGATCTTAGCCATTTAGCTTCTCCTCCGATTAAACCACTGAAGCGGTTAGGTTGGACTTAATAATGTCGATTTCAATTTTGTCGCCTATTGCGCTTACGCGAATGCCGACTCGAGCTTTGATTGTTCCACTTTGAAGCTGCGAAACAGGGTTGATTGTCCTGTCGCACTTTACGGTGAATCCTGGATCAAGCAGTGTCCCATTTGCAGGATTGAAGGCTGGATAAAGAGCCCCAATGTCTCGCGCATTTGCGCAAATTGAAAGCAATTTTGCCTCGACTGCTGCAAAAACTGCACCTCTTGCATCGATCGGGGTGAATAGCAAGTCCTCAAGAGACAGGTACGCAGCCGAAACGATGCTGTTAACGACGTCCTGCTGAGTTATGTACCGGAAGTTATCTGTATCTGAAGACAACGACCGCGCACCATAGATGCGAACCGAGTTCTGAATTCCTCTGATTGAGTTTACAAAACCTTCGTCCAGTTCATCTCCAACAGCTTTTGTGACTTCTGTAAAAGTGTTTAAAACAAATCTAGATGCGGAAGTTAGCCCGGCATAAGGAGCGTGAGGACCAGTTCCGTTATGTGCACGAGATCTTGCCCCAGCGACATATCCTACTGGTGGGATTGTTCTCGTAACTCCCTGTATAGGGGTAGGAACCACTACCCAAGGATAGTACAGTGCTGCGTGTTCTGCGAATTCATCAGCTTGAATACTGAGAGCCATCGCTTTAATTTGTGCAGGGGTGTCGCCTTGTGGCCCGTAAAGCAATGCAATCCTATTGTAATTATTGGCATGCGTTACAAGTCCTGCAGCGATTGCGTCGCTACTCGAATCAGCGGCAATCACTGCTCCGGTTCCAAAAGAATCAGAAAAGAGCTCAAGCGCGGCAAGGTGGGTTGCGTCGACCACCGTTGCTCGGTCATCGGTTCCGGCGGGTAGTGCCGTTTTCGCAAGTATGCTTGGGATTCCTGAAGTACTGACCACAGAGGCTGAAACGTATCTTGTGGCAACTGCTGATGAATTTATTCTTCCAGCAGCTTGAGAAACTGTCGACACAACACCCGTGGAGTACTTTATCACATCATCGTAAAAAACATTTATTCTAAAAGTAGTTCCAACTGTTGGCTGCTCTACCTGAATGTCAACGTTGGCACTCCAGGCGCCAGGGCCATTTGCGGTAAGAGCAAGGACATTCACTGAGCCGGACTGAAGCGTCAGTGACCCAGCGGAGGCAGAGGTGCCCACCGTTCTGGCTACGTAACACTGCGTGCCGCCTTCTTCAAAGAAGGTTTCGACAAGTGGATGAGTGTAAGAATCTGACTCGTACTCTCCGTACACGTCTTCGTACTCCGCAATGCTCTGTATGAGCGTGGCAGTATCAGAGGGACCGCGTTCAGCTAAGCCAACGATAAACAGCTGTGATGACTCACGTACTGTCGCCGTTGAAGGGCCTGTTCTAATTGATGTTGAGATGACTACGCCTGGCATAGGACCTTCCTGTTCTAGGGGGAATCCCGTACTGGTTTTAATTGTACAGAGCGGTGATGATTATTTTATGCAACTATCTATTCGTATTTTTTGAATTAGTCATTAAATATTGGCAGTAGACCACCAATAGAAGCTGTCTGTATTCCGAAGTCAAATGTTGCTATTGTTCCGACGTCGAGTCTTTCAACAACTTCGTCAATTTCAAGGGTATATCCTAGGAAGGCTCCGGCCATGTACCTTTCGCCTTTTAGTAGCGTTGTATCGGAAAATTCTTCACGAATAGTACCCTCGTCAATAAGAATTCGGAAATTTGATCTACTATCGAATGCCTTTAGGCAGGGATAGTCCAGTATCGATGACCTAACAACGGTTATCATTCTGTCCCTCATGAGGCTGCATTCCTGGGACCCCTCGGTGCGAATCCATACATATGTACGCATAGAATAAGAAACTCGATAAATAGGATTGTTATTTTCAAAACCAATACGCTGCATCTGATTTGTAGAAAGAACAAGCGTAACTATTGATGGCCAACCATCTATTGCCAAAGGTTCGTGGACAAGATATTGCTCTGGGTCTGGGAGCTTTGTGCTATCTAGATTCCACCCATTGCGATATGTAATCAGCCGAACTGGGATGTCGGTTGTCAAATACTCATTGACGTAACTTTTTGCAGCATGAGCACCGTTCATTAAGTAAATCAAGCAACTAGCTCCCAAACTTTATGAATCGAGCAGTTTGATCCGCTAGATCTTGATCAAAATTGCGAGGTACGAATATTATTTTACGTGCAGGCATGTTTTCGGTTCCGTACTGATGGAATTTAGGAATTTTTCCGACGACTGCGAATTCCGCTTCCATATCGTCAATATTGCTCGCTGAATTGCTGCTTATGTTTGATACCTCTTTGAGCAACCCGCCAGTCCTGACTAGGGTCGGAGCTCCAGGGAACCTCGTAGCCTTCCACGCAGCGTATGCCGGGTCCAAAGGTGGCCAGGCTCCACGGAGCATGGCCATTGCGGAGAAACTCCCCATTGTAGAAAAATTAGCTGAATAAGCTCTTTCAAGTTTTTCTCCAGCCCATCTTAAAACTGGTTTGAGATTCTTTGCTCGATCACGCATTGCCTTGAGTCTGTCTTGGGCTTCGTCGTTATCGACGTCAACTGTAATTATTACATCAACTACATTCCGGCCAGCCACGTTTAGATCCTCGATCGTTTATGTTTACGGACCGATGCAAGCTCCGTATCAAGGAAGCCAGTTATCAATGGACCAACGTTTCTTGTGTTTAAGTCCTTTACGCCAACTACGTCGTCATACATGTTTTGCATTTCTCGAGCCGCAGCACGCAGTATTAATAGCTTGAAAATTGGGATCGAATCCCCATCCAGTCCTGCTTCGTATGTTATTTCAACCAAATCGTCTGCATAGCCATAGTAGTAATCAATGCCGTATTTTCTCACAACGTAGTCGGTGTCTTCGACCAAAACTCTTTCTGAGCCAAACAGGGGCGTCACTTTAACTTCGATTATGTTTGATATAGGAGTATTTTTAAGATATATCGTCGGTGGAGGAGTCGCAAAAGTCGTTGCGTCAACTCCCGTCGTTTCGCGAAAACTTGTGTCAAAGACGTTATCGCCCATCGTGAGGAAGGACCCCAATGGGATGCCTATATGTCCTGAGTCAAGGCGGATGCTCTCGGTGAATTCCTGGACTTCTATCGGGCGTCGAAGATAGGATTCAAGTTCGCTTTGCAGACCGGCAAGGATCATTAAGGCAGCGTCTTCTTGACGCGTAGTGAGAGAAATATCCATGTAATTCTTTATGTCGGGTAGTCCAACAAGCATTATTGCCTCATGTCAATCAATCTCGAAATCGTATGTTTTTAATTTTACACTACTTGCCAAGGGCTTCGGTCTATATAGAATACTTGACTCGACGAAACTAAAGGCCTATCTTCTGACTATGACATCACCCAAAAATGCAATTACTGATGAAATGCGGCAAGAGGGAATTGTCGATATCCTGAACCACGTAACCGAGGTTCTGTGGCATTTTTTTTCTGAAAATGAAACGGGATTAGACAACGAAGAAGCAATCAGCGAATTTGTTAATCACCTTTGGAATATTGCAGTGGCTTGCATGGCTTCCGTCGGAATGGAAGTTCTAGAAAAAAATGGAGAAGATGAGTACGTTATCGGCTTTACCCCTGTAAAAAATGTAAAAGAATTTTTAAACAACAATTCTTAAACTGTAAAGTAAAAACGCTGTTTGACCAATGTCCTTCGAGAGGGTAGATTAAAAACATGAAAACATCACTTGATATATCAAGCATTACGCCAATAAGCAAAAAAGAAGCAAAGAAAGCAACCTTGGAGTCTTTGCAAAAAATGCTAGAGGTGCTATTTTACTTCTTTGAAGATGAAGACAAGGAATTGGAATACGAAGAGAATTTAAACGATTTTCTTCAAGCAATGTGGGACATCTCGGTTATATCGCTCATAGCAGCAGGTGTAAAAATAGTCGGCAAAGATGAAGACGGAAATTACATAGCAAAAGTTAAACCTTTAGAAGATTTTAAAAAATTCATGTGCGAAGAGGACTATGGAGATGAAAGTCAAACATTTCTAGAAGACATGTGCGAGAATGACGATGAACCCTTGATAGGGATGCACGAAAAACATTTGATTATTTAGTTAAGTGTTTTATTTTTTAGGTCGCTTTGGAGATCTTCCACCTCTTGCCGTGGAGTTTCTTCCTGGTTTTCCTGCTCCCTTTACGGTCTTTGCTCTTTTTGCTTGAGACGCTGCCGCAGCGGTTTTAGATTTTGGAGGTCTAATGCTGGAACCGCTCCTGCGGCCAGTGCCGCCAAAAGGCTGACCATCAAACCCTGGAAGAAATTTTCCTGTTCGCGCTATATTTAGCTTGTCTATTGACGCAGCAGTTGCTTGAGTTACTCTTGCTCCACCTATTTGAACTTTATTTCTTCTTGCTCTTGCATAGGCGGCATCTGCCAATTTATCAAAAGTCTTGGTCTTTGTTCTGCCAAGATAAGTGGCTCCACCTCGGCCCTGCCTTTCTACTCCGGAAATCCCCGAAATAGCATCTCCTCGGCTCGTTTTACGTACGCCGCTTTGTGCTCGGCCAGATGGCTTCTCGCCCCTTTTTTGGAACTCTTGGCGCAGTCCGCGTTTCATTATCTTCTTTGTGCGCCAACTTCGTGCAAGTTTTGCTCTCTGGTACGCCTTGCCGCGTGCGCTTCTTCCTGCAGAGCTATATTGCGCAAGTCTAGAAAGGTCTCCGTACTTGCCTTTTCTTATGTCGGATTCCCTTACTCCGAATACTTCTCTAGCTAATTTTGCAAATTTTTGAAATTCTCTAGGAAGTTTTCCGGTTTCCCTGTATCGACGATTTATGTCGACGAGGTTATTCATAACATAAGCGGCATCATCAGCAATATCTGGACCGTAGCGTACGCCTGGCATATTTAACTCCTCTGGCTTTTAAAAAATATACCAGAAAAAGCTTTACTCAACGGTCAGGATTGGGTGGTCTTTCAATAACGAAGACATCTTCCACCTTTGAAGAGGGGGCTTCTATGGGAATCCATGCGCGAGCATAGTTATGTTCAAGTATTTTTCTATTTTTTATTAGGTCTCCGTCAAGCATTAATGAGAGTTCTTCTGACCGCATACATAAGATCGACTCAAAATCTCTAGCAGAATACTTTCCTGATCTCTTTAGTGCTCTGATTATCGTTGAAACTTTTGCTGCAGTCATCACCGAATGACCTCTATTTAGCTGGACGTGCATCATCATCGCATCCGCTTGGTCAACGTCGTGCATAACTACGGGAATTAAGCCATCTGATTTTCTCAGAAGCTCACGAATGCTCGTAGCAATTAAGAATCTTTCTGAACCATCGATTATTTCGCCAGTATCCTTCCTTACGTGGAGTGGCTGTATGAATCCATGCTGAGAAAGTGAACCAGCGATTATTAACATCTCCGGACGAAGAACGTAGGTTGCTCTCCAAGCAGGGACCGAGAGCTGAGAATGCTCGACATACTGAATATCTATCATTCCGTTGCATCCTCTATTTCTGATTCACGGACGGTATACGCTCGTGTCTTTGGCCCCACCGGGGTTGGTGAATTAACATCTATTTCGTTCAGCATTAAATTCCTTATAAGCCAACTGACAGGATAACCATGAGGATCTGTCAGATGTTTTTTTCTAAATTTTGAAACATAGACTTTGGCTTCCATTTTTCGTCGATCCCCTATGAGGTACTCGTCAATAAACCTTGACGCTCCATCGAATCCATCTGCTGAATAGCTAGAGATTAATTTTTCGACATTAAATTCTGGCCATAGTCTACGCTGCGCATCGATATATGGAAAACATTCAAATAGTCGGTCATAAAATTCAGGCTCAGTTGCTACTACGTCGCCGATTCTACGGATGGCGGTTGCGTGCAGCGGAATACCGATGCGGTTGTTGCTGCCAGTTAGTACTGCTAAATCATAGTATTCGCAATATTCGGCTCCGCACTCTTCGGCTATGTACTTGAATACATCATTTGTATTCCAGTCATAAATAACTTTTGCAAACTTTAACGGAATACCCTTTTTCAACCTATAAGGAATGTTTATATAGTTTTCGTGAAGTTTTTGGACAACCGACCTGTAGCGAACCATTGACTCACTTGCGCGCACGCCAGTAAGAAATGCAACATTCCCCTTTTTTCCCTGCATGGTGTAATAGTCGGTCTGCTCAGGGAGTGATGTATTGTGAGATAGGCCAAAGTTCTTACCGCTTATAGCCCATGATGGCATCTCTCTAACCCAACGGCCTTGCTCATATCTTTCCTGACTCCACAAAAGAGTTGTTAGCCTTCTGCCAAGAACCCATATTTCCGCAGGGTATGGCAAGCAATACCATTCCATATCAACCCAGGGATAGTTTCTGACTCGCTCAACGTAGTCGATCACCGTTGGGCTGACCATTTCTTCGTCACGAAATATTACTTTTACTGGACCTAGGCCTCTTTCCTCATGAACTTCTCGCGCTAAGTGCAAGACGGCCGTCGAGTCCTTGCCTCCAGAAAACTGGACACAAACAGTATCAAAAGTGTCGTAAACGTGCCTTATTCTTTGACGTGCTGCGTCAACACACGACATGTCAAGGAATAGGCGTTGACGCGTCATAGCTCGATGTGCTGATCGATGAAGTCTATTATTCGCTCTGCTGTTGTGGTTCCAGCAACTGCGGGGTCAGATCGAAGCCATTTTATAAATTCATACCACCTTGCCTGCTGTTGATGAGTATCAAAAACTATTGTGTACTGGACAACTGCCTGAGGTGCGGATGAAGGAGAAACGGTTGTTGATCCCCTCACGACTGCATCGTCTTGATTAACTCCAGACCTCACGTTTAATTCAGTTTTGCCGTCTCTGTCTTTTGTCATCGAAATTGCATTCATGTCTATTCGTGGAGACTCTCGTAGGGCACGTGGCTCTTCTTCTTCTTCGCGGCTTCCAAATCCGTTTCCAAAT